TGTACAGCCAGACAATGTCTACAACTTGGTTCGCGAGATAGCCGACGAGATGGGCATCAAGAACGTAGACAAGTTTGTCAGTACGCCGCCCACAGAACCTCCGCCTCCGAGTGCGCAAGAGCAGCTACAACAGGTCCAAGCCCAAGCGATGATGACACAGGCGCAAGCCACGCAGCTTGAAGCAGAGGTCAAGGCAAAAGAACTTGAAATCAAAGCAGCCAAGCTGGAACTTGAGCGAGTAGAGATAGAACACGACATGGCGGTCAAGCGCGAAGAACTAAAGCTCAAAGGCATTGAGCTTGGATTTGAAATGAACTCTGACAAAAACATAAAGGCATAGACATGGCTTACCAGAATAACATTGCTTCTCGCATTATCAGCAGCGAGAATATCACCAGCACAGGCACCAGTGCGCAGAGCGGACGTGCTCCCTTTGGTTGCACCATTGCTCGCATTGCTACCAGTGCTGCTGTTAATATCGTAATCGGACCTAACCCAACTGCCACGGCAGCGGGTACGCGCATTGACCCGGCCGATGCAGCTTACTTTGTGATCAAGGGTGATACCGACCCCAGTGCCACAGATGGAGAAAAGATTGCTAGCATTGGAACGGCCACGGTAAACGTTACGTTCTTGGAGGGATAAATGGCTCGCCAGAACGTCTACGCCTATCGTATCAATTCTAACGAACAGCTCACTTCTTCTGGAACCTCTGTTGCATCTGGTCCTACTCCGTTTGGCTGCAACGTGGCAAGAATCGCGTGTCACGGAGCTTCCGGGTCTCCGCTGACTTTCTTTGAAGTTGGTACAAATCCAACTGCTCTAACAGACGGAACGTCCACGTTTATTCACGATGGAGACGAAAATTATATCACAGTCAGTCCGTCAACGACTCCCGGAGGAACTGACGGTGACAAAATAGCGGCAATTGTTACAAACGGAAGCGCAAACGTATTTATTAGCTGGTTGGAGGGGTAAGTGGCTACTAACAAAAAAATCACAGAGCTTACAGAACTTGAAGAAGCTGATCTGGCCGATGATGATGTTCTGCCAATTGTAGACATCAGTGCAGGCCAGACGTTCAAGGTTCGTAAATCAACCTTGGCCAGTGCGCTGGCTGGTGTTGCCAGCATTGCAGCTACAACTCCGGTAGCCGTAGACCAAGCCACTGGTGCCGTGACTGTCAGCCTAGACACAGTTCCTATAACCAGCGGTGGCACAGGTGCTACCACAGCTGCTGGAGCACGTACCAACCTTGGAGCCATTAGTGATCCCACGGACACACGTGGTGATATTATTACCCGTGGTGCCAGTGCCTTGCAGAAGCTGGGCATCGGCAGTTCAGGAACTGTCCTCAAGTCTGATGGCACAGATGTTGTATACGGCAGCATAGCAACCAGTGAGCTAAGTGGTAACATCGACCTGACCACGCAAGTTACCGGCACTCTTCCGCTGGCCAACGGTGGCACCAATGCAACCACCGCAAGCGGCGCTAGGACCAGCCTTGGCCTAGGCAGCATTGCCACGCAGGACTCCAGCAGTGTTTCGATCACTGGTGGTTCGATTACCGGCGGCTCGATCAGCGGAATTACTGACCTAGCTGTAGCAGACGGTGGCACTGGAGCCAGCGATGCGGCAACCGCTAGGACAAACCTGGGCGTGGCTATCGGCACGGACGTACAGGCGTATGATGCAGACAACGCCGTCACCGATGCAGCACAGACGTTCACGGTGAGCCAGCGTGGAACTATCACTACGGACAATGACTTGTCGTTTGATCAGAACGCCACGAACAACTTCAAATGTACCCCCACCGGCACAGGCACTCTGACGTTCACCAACCACACCGCTGGACAGTCAGGCAACATCTTGCTGGATAACTCTGGCGGTCACGCGATCAGCTTGGCAGCTACGACCAAGGGTGATGCAAACTTGGCGACCACGATCAGCACCGCTGGCACCTACTGGCTGTCGTACTACGACGACGGCACGAACGCCTATGTGGTCACCAGCGCGGTGTTTGCCTGATGTCAATAATCCAAGGCAACTCTAAATCGTCTGCGGCTGGCGGTTACACCATCGACCAGTCGATCCGGTTTAATGACGATGATTCTGCTTATTTAGAATGGTCTGGTTACAGCGGATCACCGACGAGCGGCACTGATTGCACTTTTTCATTTTGGGTAAAGCGTTGCAAATTAGGCGCTACGCAAGTCTGTATCTACGGCGGCGATGCAAGCGGCTCGACCTATGAGGGCATACGGTTTGACTCTGACGACCAGTTTCGAGTTTTCCAAGCAAGCAGTGCCTACGACATAATTACAAGTCAAGTTTTTCGGGACGTTTCGGCGTGGAGTCATTTTGTAGTTGCTTTTGATACAGATAACGGCACCGCTGCTGACAGAATTAAAATCTATCACAACGGATCAAGGATCACTGATTTCAGTCTGGAAACAAACCCGTCATCTGGATATGTCACAAACTTCAACACGGGTGGTGCTGGTGAGGCAATTCAGGTTGGTCGAGAAGGAGGTAATTCACAATTTCTTGACGGCTATCTAGCCGAAATTAACTTTGTAGACGGCCAAGCACTAGACCCAACCAGCTTCGGTGAAACCAACGCTGACACCGGACAGTGGGTGCCGGTGCGTTACACTGGCTCTTATGGAATAAACGGCTATTACATCACAGGCGCTGACAGTGCTGATCTAGGTGCTGACGACAGCGGCAACGGCAACGACTTTACCAGCAGTGGCTTGACTGCGGCTGATCAGACGTTGGATACGCCGACTGATAATTACGCTACGCTTAATCCTCTTCTTAAACACAGCAGTGTAACCCTTGCGGATGGAAACCTAGAAGCCTCTGCCGGCACAAACGGCTGGTTTGGTTCTATTGGTACGGTAGGTATTAAGCTTGGCGATAAGGTTTATTTTGAGGGTAAATGCCTGACCAACACTCGTCTTTATTTTGGCCTGTCCCGTGTAAACGGCAGTGGCGGAACGATCAGACCAGAAAGCGACAGTACCTTTGAGGGTGGACAAAGCGACACAGATTATATGTGGCGTGTCACCGATGCCAACACAGTTTATTACCAGACCACAAACCAAAGCGTTACGGTTTCGGCAGTAGCAGTAAATGATATTGTTGGCTGTTCAGTTGATACTGATGGCACGGTAAAGTTCTATAAGAACGGAACGGAAATACACTCTTTTTCGACGACGCTAGTTGCCGGTGATACGTATATGCCGGTGTATAGCGTAAACGGTGCTACCAGTACCGAAAAATGGGAAGCACGATTTGGCTCAACCGGCATATCGCATCAGCCCACAGGATTTAGCTTGCTGCGAACATCCGATATGGACGACCCAACCATTGCCGATCCTTCGGCGTACTTCCAAATTTCTCTTTGGAATGGCAACGGTTCGACGCAGACTATTACTCAAGATGGCAATAGTACGTTTCAGCCCGGATGGATTTGGTCGAAAGGCAGAAATAACTTACAAGAGCATGTTGTTTTTGACGAAGTGCGTGGCACTACTAAATATCTTAAAGTTTCTCCCGCTGGAACAGAAGGTACACAATCAGGTGTTACCGCATTCAACTCCGATGGATTTGATTTAGGTTCGTGGGCTGTCACAAACGGCAGCGGTCAAACGCACGTTGGGTGGCAGTGGAAAGCTGGTGGCACCAGCGGCAGCAGCAACACTGATGGCAGCATCACGTCAACGGTGTCGGCTGATACGACAAGTGGCTTCAGTATTGCTACATACACAGGAAACGCTACGGTTGGTGCTACAGTCGGACATGGTCTAGGTGTTGCGCCAAAAATGGTTATAGTTAAAAGCCGTTCGAATAGTGAAAACTGGGTTGTTGGTCACGACAGCATGGGCTGGACTAAGGGGATTTATTTGAATTCTACTTCAGCACCATTTACCTTAGACATTTACTGGAATAACACCGCACCTACTTCTTCTGTTGTTGAATTACATGACCATGTAACCACAAATGGTAGTGGCTATACATATGTAATGTATTCGTTTGCAGAAGTAGAAGGCTTTAGCAAATTCGGCAGCTACACCGGCAATGGTTCCACTAATGGTGCATTTATTTATACAGGTTTCAAACCTGCTTTTGTCTTATGGAAACAATACACAAATCTAGGAACAAATTCTTGGGGCATTAGAGACTCGGCCCGTGATCCATATAATGTAGTCGAGTCGGTGCTTAGACCCGACACCTCCGCTGCGGAAACGACAGCATCAAGTGCTTATGCCGATTTTCTTTCAAATGGTTTCAAGCTACGAGCAACTGACGGCTTCGTAAATAAAGCATCATCAAATTATCTATACATGGCATTTGCCGAATCACCGTTCAAAACAGCAACTGCCCGATAGGAGGCACACATGACGACAATCTATAAATGCTGCCACGGGCAGACAATCCGACCGGGCAAGGCGTGGACCGATCAGACCGGCGTGACGCATCCGGCAAGCTGGCACACGTACAGCGCAGAGCGGAAAGCAGAGCTTGGTATTACCGAGATAGTGCAGCAACCTGCGCCGGATAGCCGGTTGTACAACTGGAGTTACAACGACGACGGCACGGTCAACAGCACGGCTAAGTCGCTGGACGACGTAAACGAAGTCGATGAGAACGGCGATCCGATCATGGAAGACGGCGTTCAGGTCGTTACCAAGGGCGTCAAGTCGAACCTGATTGCAGAAGTCAAAGCGCAACAGGGCGCACTGCTTGCCCAGACTGACTGGGCCGTGATCCGCAACGCTGACACTGGTGACGCAATCCCGGCGAACATTGCAACTTGGCGTGCAGCTATCCGGTCCAAGGCCACTGAGATGGAGACGGCTATCACTGCCGCCGCAGACACTGATGCGGTAGCTGCGTTGTTCGTCAGCTACGACGTTGATGGGAACAAGTCTGGCATCCTGTACGACTGGCCTGAGCTTGATTGATGTTTTATTATCTGTCCGTAATTCTGCTACCCCTGATGATGGCCAGTGGTTCTCAAGTAAGTGAAAAGTCAATGACCGGGCCGTTTGAAACAAAAGAACAGTGTGAACTCTATAAGCTCTCTATTGAAAACACTATAACACAAATGCCAAGCGTTGAGTTAATAAAGTCATCCTGTGAACAAAACCTGGCAGTTTGACAAACCTTTGTAATCGTGCTATAATAGGAAAAGGAAGTGAAAGATGACGGTAGAATCCGCCAGCTATATTAGCCAGCTTAACACGGCATACCCGGCAGCTGGCGATAACATCTCCGAAGGAGACGATCATCTCAGGCTAATCAAGTCTGTCCTACAGACCCAGTTTCCTAATCTGTCTACCACAGCTGTAAACCCTACTGCTGCACAGATGAACAAGCTGGGCTTCCAGACCGGCAGTGTTTTGATGTACGCCTCTAATACCATTCCTACCACCCAGACCATCAGCGGTCTTAACGACTTTTTGCTATGCGACGGTAGCTCATATTCTACCACAACGTATTCAGATTTGTACGCCGTGATAGGCACCACCTTTGGCGGATCAGGTTCTAACTTTAACGTACCGGATTATCGCACATATTTTCCCGTAGGTGTGGGTGGCAGCTTTGTGCTAGGAACAGCGGTGAGCGCAAGCGCAGCCACTGGTACAGACACCCTGAAGGTTCAGCCAATTAACTTTATCATAAAGAGCTAACATGGCAATCAACTACAGAGGCGAGCGGTTCTCAGGATATAACAAGCCAAAGAGGACTCCGGGCAAATCCAAGAAGTTTGCCGTGCTTGCAAAGCAGGGAGACAAAGTCAGGCTGGTCAGGTTCGGTGATCCGAATATGTCTATCAAGAAGGACCAGCCAAAACGTCGCAAGAGTTTCAGGGCTAGGCACAAATGTGACACCAGCCCGCCTAGTAAACTAACCGCAAGATATTGGTCTTGCAAAAAATGGTAGGAGACACCATGCCTTACAAAGAACCTTATAAGCAGAAACCCAAACCAAAGAAAAATAAAAAAGGTGGAAACCGTTACTGATGGACTCTAGAGAAAGAGCCAACCAAGCTAGTGCAATTTTGAACAACCCTGTATTCAAAGACACACTAGAACGAATCAGCAATGACTTGATCTCTCAATGGGGCATAGCTGACACTACACAAGAGAGAGAACTATGTTGGATGAAACTTAATGCTTTGCGTTCCATACAGGAAGACCTTGAAGCAACCATCCATAGCGACAAAATTGAAAACACAGAAAGGTAAACAAAATGAGTGAGGCACAGACCAATCCCGAAGGGGAAGTCGAACAGCCAAAGCTTAACATGTTCGATGTCATGTTTGGAAGTGAGGAGACCACCAATCCAGAACAAGCAGTCGAAGAATCTGACGATACGGGAGAGGAGTACGAAGTCGCCGAAGCTGAAACCTTTGATGAGGAAGAAGCGGAGGAAGCTCTCGAATCTGACGAAGTAGAGTACGAGGTAGAAGAACCGGATGCCCAGACGGACACCGCATACACTGTCAAAATCGACGGTGAAGAATTTGAGGTTACTCTTGACGAGCTACGGAACGGATACCAGCGGCAAGCGGACTATACCCGTAAGTCGCAGTCTTTAGCGGAACAGCGTAAAGCCTACGAAGCCAATCTACAGGCCGTTCAAGCAGAGCGTAATCAGTATGCGCAGGTGCTTGAAAACATGTCAGCTAATCAGAATGCTGAACTACAGCGTTATGAAAACATTAACTGGCAGGAACTCAAAGACAGTGACCCCATGGAATACATGGAGAAACGGTTAGAGTACCAAGAGGCCAAGGAAAAGATTTCTGAACTGAACAACGAGCGTTATCGGGTTCAGCAGCAGAACGAAGCAGAAATGGCCAGTGTGCTACAGGAAAAAATTCAGAACGAAGCTGAACTTCTTGTTAAACAATTGCCAGAGTACGCCGATCCTAATTCTACTCTGAAGAACGACCTGCGCAACTATGGGCTAGGTCTGGGCTTTTCAGAGCAGGAGATAGATGGCATCACCGATCACCGGGTCGTCATGGTTCTACACAAAGCCATGATGCAAGACCAGATGTCGAAAGGTGTTAAAAGGGCCAAACCAGTTCCCAAGGTTGTTAAGTCTGGTACACCGCAGACCAAAGCTCAGAAAGCTAAAAAGTCTGTGCAGGCTAAACGAGAAAGACTAGCGAAAACAGGTAGTGCACGTGATGCTGCGGATGTTTTTCTGGACTTAATCTCATAACCCTATAAGGAGGGACTACACATGGCACAGCCTACTGGTGTTTACGTCACCTTCTCCTCTGCCGGTCTTCGCGAAGACTTGGAGAATGTGATCTACGATATCTCGCCGACTGATACGCCGTTCATGTCAATGGGCGGTCGCATGGACGCGATTGCAGTCAACCACGAATGGCAGACGGATGCTCTTGCGTCGGCTGCTGACAACTTTAACGAAGAGGGCGCGACTCTTACGGCTGCTGAACCAGCTGCTACGACTCGCGTTGGCAACATCTGCCAGATCAGCCTGAAAACCACGCTGGTCTCCGGTACTCTTGACGCCGTTAGCAAAGCGGGTCGTCGGGAAGAACTGGCGTATCAGATGTCCAAGCGTTCCAAGGAACTGAAGCGTGACATGGAACGTGCGATGGTTGGTGTTAATCAGTCCAAAACTGCTATGGCCGCTGACAGCACCGTGCGTAAACTCGGCTCGCTGAGTTCGTGGGTCACGACCAATGCTAGCGTCGGAAGCGGCGGCACGGCAGCTGGGGCTGGCGGTAATGGTACTGCTCGTACTGACGGTACTGCACGTACCTTTACTGAAACTCTGTTGAAAGCGTCGATCCTGTCCGCTTACGACGAAGGCGCTGACATCAAGTATCTGATGATGGCTCCTTCGCAGAAGCAGACTTTCTCCAGCTTCGTTGGTGTTGGTGGAGCGTCGGGCGTTAGCAACTTCAACGACGTTGCTGACCAGCGCATCATTGGCGGCATGGACGTGTACGTCAGCGATTTCGGTGAGATGGCGGTTGTTCCTAACCGCTTCCAGCGTTCTCGCGATGTATGGCTTCTCGATCCGGAATACTACGGCGTGGCTTATCTGCGTCCGTTCTTCCAGCGCGAAGTTGCCAGCACGTCTGACGGCGAACAGCGTGCGATCATCGCCGAGTACACTCTCGTTTGTAAGAACGAGAAGGCGCTCGGTGCGGTCTACGATCTGTCGTAAGCCACAAGGGGGAGGGCCACGTGCTCTCCCCCATTCTAACAAGAGGTTATCATGAACGACCCTATTAAAACCAAGTTTCGCTACGACCACAATGAAGACAAGGTTATCCTCCAGAATGTGCAGGACGTTGAGCCTCTGCTGGAACTTAACAAGAAAGAGATGAACGGCGACTCCATGTACGGCATCGGAGAAAACGCTGCCGGTATGCGAAAGGTTGCCAGCATTCCGTTGGTTGTCATTGAGAAATGGAAGCGTGAACTTGGCGTCGATATCATGAACAAGAATGACTGGCCCAAGATTAAACAACTGCTGAACGATCCTGAGAACAGGTTCCTTCGCACACATGAGAGCCATCTGTAATGAGCCTTTCAACGTACTCAGAGCTGAAGACCAGCGTAGCCAACTACCTGAACAGGGAAGACCTTACCGATGTCATTCCTGATTTCATCACGCTTACTGAGAACCGTTTGAACAGGGAACTGCGCATCCGTGCAAACGTGACTAGGGCGCAGACAACTACCACGTCTGGTACAGCCTTCTATGATCTACCAGACGATCTGATTGAGCTACGGAACATAACCTATGACACCACGTCTTCCAGCTATGCTCTGTCTTATCTATCTCCTGAATCGCTCAGCAGAGAGTATGGCACAACGTCCAGTGGTTTTCCACGGGCCTATACTAACATTGGAAAGACGTTTAAGCTCTCGCCAACTCCAGATGCTGCATATACTGTAAGCATCAACTACTTTGGCAAACTGAACCCACTGTCTGACAGTGTGACCACCAATAACATCTTGGCAGAGTTTCCTGATCTGTATCTGTTTGGTTCTTGCATGGAAGGTGCCATTTATCTGAACGACACAGAGCAGCTACAGCGATTTGGTGGCATCTTTCAGAAAGCCATGGACGATATCAAGAAGTCTGAAGACTCTGCCCGGTACGGTGGCACGGTGATGACCATGAGCGTACAGGGCGATCCCGGCTCGCTTGTGCGCAGGGGTGCCTAGATGCCTACCAACTGGGTAATAGAAAACTTTTGTCTGGTTCAAGAAGAGGGTGGTAACATCCTGATGGAGGACAGTGACCTTGTGTCTCTGCAAGAGTTTGACTCCACCACATGGACTGAACAGACAGCAACTGGCGCTGGTTAATGGCAAAAGAACTTTTCAACGTAGCAGCAACACCACAGAGCGGCTTTTCGCTGAACAAGGACTTGTCACCGTATGACATGCCCCCTACGTTTTTCAGCGATGTTCAGAACGCTCGCTTTCTAGATGGCAAAGCTGGTAAGATACTTGGACACACTTCTGTCCTAGGTACTCCCACCGCTGCTCCCTATTGGGCTATCAGCTGGCTACAGGGTACTACCAACCTGTGGATATATGGTGGCCTGACTGAGCTATATAAGATCAGCGGTGTTACGCACAGCACTGTCACACGGTCAAGCGGGTCTTATACAACCCTTGCCGGAACAGAGAACAACTGGCAGGGCGGTGTACTAGGTGGCGTACTGGTCTGCACCAACGGTCTAGACGTTCCCCAGAGCTTTACCCAAGCTGGCTCACTGTTTACTGATTTGCCTGACTGGCCGTCTACACTGCGTTGTAAGACAATTGTGCCATTTAGAAACCACTTGGTTGCACTGAACCTGACAGACAGCAGCGTTGAAAAACCGTTTACCATCCGGTGGAGCGATGCAATACCTGCCGGTGCAGCTACTAATGGTGCAAACACTTGGAACACTGCCAGCACAGCCAGTGAGTCAGCAGAGACTTCACTGACTGGTACCAAGGGCCACGTGCTCAATGGTCTTCAACTTGGCAACGAGTTGATCATCTACAAAGAAGACAGCATCTACGGCATGAACTACGTGGGTGGTTCGTTCACGTTTAACATTCGCGAGAAGTTCAAAGACACTGGTCTGTTTGCCAAGAACGCTGTGATAGACCTTGGCGATGGCAGTCACGTGATGATGTCTACCAACGACGTGATGGTACATAACGGTAACTCTATCAGGAGTGTTATTGACGACAAGGTCAAGACATTCTTGTTCTCCGAGATCGACTCCACGTACTACTACAAGACGTTCTTGGCACACAACAAGATCAGAAACGAAGTCTGGATTTGCTTCCCACAGACGGGAGCTACTAATGGTTTCCCCAATGCTGCCCTGATCTGGAACTACAGAGAAAACACTTGGACCTTCCGTGACCTTCCTAATGTAAACTTCATTGCCAAGGGTCTGGTCAATCCTGCACTGACCAACACATGGACAGCATCAACCAGCACATGGGAAAACAGTACCTTAGCATGGGCGCAGCAGGAATACAACCCGGCCATTGACTCGCTGCTCATGTGCGGCACAAATGATACAAAGCTGTACTTGGCAGACAGTGGCACCACGTTTGATGGCACTAACTTTATAACGCGACTAGAGCGAGTTGGTTTGTCGGCTGGCCGCACTGATGCAGTTAAGTCGATCACCCGTGTCTATCCTAGGATCGAAGGTACTGGCACGGTGAACATCAGCATTGGCTCTGAGCTACAACCGTTCCAAGGCGTGTCTTATAATGACCCGGTGGCGTTTGAGATAGGCACAGACTCAAAGGTAGACTGTAGGGTGCGTGGCAGGTACATGGCGATCAAGATTGAAAGTCAAGCTGCCAGCCAGTTCAGGTTGTCTGGCTACGCCGTAGAATCAGAGGTTGTGTCTGACCGATGAGCAGAGAGTTTCTACGGTTTGATCCAACGCTTGCGCCAAGTGATCCACAAGACCTTCCTCGTTTTCTGGACGAGATGTTTCAAGAAATCAGAACGGTCCTAGAGCTAGTAAGAGACGGACACCTAGACGTTCAGAACGTAGCGCCAACAAAACCACAACAGGGTGATATACGATATGCTGATGGCACTAACTGGGACCCCGGAAGCGGAGAAGGAATATACTTTTACAACGCCGCTGGAGCATGGACTAAGCTATAAGCTAGTAAATCACAACAGCCATCTGTTGATGAAGAAACTTGGAGAAGGTTTCGAACACATAGAAAAGTCAATAGTAAAAAGCAACTGCTCTGATCTGTATGACGCAGAGGACATTGTAAAAAGAGTTCTGAACAAACAAAGCGACTTATGGGTATCCACGGACTCTGACAATAATACAAAGGGTGTTCTTGTCATAGGCTTTGGAGAGATGCCAAAGGGGCGCATAATCGGGGCAGAAGCTATGGGTGGTAAGTTTGATTTCAACGTGATCACACCTGTGATAGCAGACTACTACAAAAAACTAGGCTTTAAGTTCTTTGAGATGACAGGACGAAAAGGTTGGGAAAAGATAATGGAACCTCTTGGATACGAATTTAAGACGATAACACTGAGAAAGAAGCTGTAAGATGAGTAAAATATTCGGATCACCACCGCCCGTAGTTGTATCTACGCCGTTTCAACAGACCAGCAGTGGCTCGTCTGAGATCAAGCCGTATGCTCCGGTAGAACCGTTTATTGAGCAGCTGCTTCCAGAGGTTCGGGAGACGTTTACACAGGCACCTGAACTGTTCACTGGTTCGTTGGTGCCGGAAGACGCTGCCCAAACGCTGGCAGCTAGGGACATTTATGGACAGGTAGGACAGACAGCTGCTGGCTTAGCTCCTCAGTTTATGCAGCTTGGCCAAGCCGACATCGCCCGTGGATTGGCCGACCCAAGTCAAGACCCTATCTACCAGCAGCAGCTTGGTGTGATTGCACAGCAGGCTAGGGAGATGACTGAGAGAGACAAGCAGCTTGCCCAACAGCAGGCGATCCAAGCTGGTCAGTTTGGTCTAGGCTCTACTGCCCTAGGCGAACTGGAGACCATGCAGCAGCAGAAGCGGGAAGAGCTTGCACAGCGCCAAATGGCCACTGCGCTACAGCAGGCTGAAGCCCGCAGGATTGCAGCTGCGCAGAGAGCACCGGGAGCGGCACAGCAGGCTCTGCAAGCGCAGATGACGCCTGCAACGCTACAGGAAGCGATTGGCAGGGATGTAGAAGCTAGGCAGGCAGCAAGAGCTACAGACGCTGCACGGCTGGCGCAGCAAGACCAAGAGGCCCGCAGAGCACAGCTGGTCACCATGGCCAACCTGTTTGGTGGTCTGGCCGGTCTGGGCAGCAGCACACAGATGCAGCAAACGTCCAGCGGCTTTGGTAGTCAAGGATTTGCTGGCGGAGCAAGTCCGTTCAGTCAGCTGGTCAGTGCTGCCGCCACAGGTGCTAGGTTCTTAGCTTAAGGAGAAAAACAATGGGTGCCTTACTTGGAAGCAATTTTGGAAGCGCTGTAGACCCTTCTAAAGCTAAGTATGATCTTGACACTGGCGAACCAGAAAACTTAGAAGCTCTTAAATTAGACGCAGAGTATGATCCTGAAACAGGAGAGCCGGTAAACGAATCTGCTAAAAAACTAGAACAAATGTTTGAGGAAGAATCAGAAGGCTTTGATCTAAAAAAATATACTGACATTTTAAGTGAAAGTGACTTTGTAAGCTCTGGTAAACCTACGTCAAATCGTCCATTGTTTACACAGCGTCCAGAAAGCGGTCCAAGAGTTCCAACGGGCAGCGTGAGCTACCGACCAACTCAAAGCCCTTACCAAGTACCCAGCTACCTGATGAGTTCAGCGCAGTACAACGAACAGATTTCCAAGATGCTCGGCGGCTTGCTGTCTAGGAGCATCCGCAGCAACCCCATTAAACTTCTGGTGTGAGATAGATTATGGCTGAACAGCGTAATAGCGGACTTTTAAGTCAGGGTACGGGCCTTGATCCGTTTATAAACCGTTTCAAACAGGCGTATGAACAGCAGGGCGCATTGGGCGCTATTGCGCAGGCTGGTGGGGGTCTTCTAGACCTTTTACAGCTGGGCGGCACTATGGCTGTTAACGAGGCTCTTCCAATTCTATATGGTCCAGAAGAGGCAAAGCGACGTCGCTTAGAAATACCATACCTTGAAAGAAGTGCCACGGCCAGAGAAATGGCAGACGTGGTGGCACGATCAGAGGGTCGCCTACCTCCTGTAAGAAGGCAGGATGTTCAAGCCATGCCCGGACCTGCTCCTACAGGCAGGGTTGTTCCCTCTGTAGAACAGCGCGTAGCAGCAGACAGGGCTGAACGTGCAGAACTGGCTAGGCTTGGCCAAGTTGTAACTGCCGCTGCACCAATAGACAGAACAGACGGAAAGACGGGAGCAGAGGTTTATATGCAGGAAGCTGCTCGTCTCAGGGAGGCGGAGAAGCAGCAAGAAGCAGCCGCACTGAAACAAAAAATAGACCGGGATAACGCAACTGGCACCCCCAACATTATGCCGTATGTTTTAGCCGGTGATAATCAAGCACAAAATGCGCGTGAGCGTTCTTTCCTAGAGCGCATGGCTCAATCAGGTCTGTTGTCTACCCTACAGGGCATGGCACGTGCAGAGCGCCAGTACGGCGTTGGTCCTTTGGCTGCGTTCAGTGAGTCTGCTCTGGATGTACAGGCCGCTAGGAGTGCTGCTGAGCAGGAGGCAGCAAAGAGACAGTCTGAGGGAGCAGATCGACAAGCTAAGATACTTGCGGAGCAGATTAAAAAGTCTGGTCCTTCCAAACTTACTGGACCTATAGACAAAAGACTGACTTCGTTTAGAAACAATTCAGAAGCTCTGAACACAATAAACAGATATCTAACAATTCTGACATCTGGTCAGACAGGTGGTATAGCTGGTAAAATGGATTCAGGTATTGACGCTCTTGCCTCTTTGGTTGGCCTAGGCTCTGGTAGTCAGGCGTCCAAAGCTGAAGCAGCCAGATCGTTATTGTTGTCTACAATAAGCAGCCTGAAACAAACTGAAGGCCAGATTTCTAAATATGATTATGAAGAAATCGAAAACTATCTTAAAAAGCCAAATTCTTGGTTTATCAACAACGAAAAAATAGCAAACCAGCTTAGAAATCTAAGGCCAGTAATTCAGAGAACTCTGTCGCAAGATGCAACGCTCATACGAGAATCAGGACGCGATCCGGCAAAATACAGCGGATACGATAATATCAAATTGTCTACTCCCGGCAGGACTATAAACGAATAGGAAAAAACGTGGCTCAAAAGCAAATATACACTTTGTATAACGGCATGGAAGTAAAACTTCCTGTCGGTCTTTCTCAAGACGAAGCTGACAACCTGATTGCCAAAGCTCTTCCGGGAGTTGCGCTGGGTGCTGGTACTTTCTACGATCTTGAAAAAGAGTTTGACATCTCTTCAAGCGTGGACAATGCTGGTCTTCGCTTTGATCTTGCATTGGCCAAAGATAATCCAAAAGAGGCCAAGGCTGTTCTGGACGCCCGTCTGGGCAAAGACGGATGGGGTCTAAGCGATTTTGGTGAGTTTTATGCCAATCCTATCGGTCTTCGTCGTCTCGGTATGGAGCCTAAAGACAACCGAAAAGTTTTGATAGACGGTATAAGCAACAATGTCTACGATCTTGTAGACCTTGTGCCAGAGATTGCCACTGGTGTTGGCGCTTTGGCCGCTGAATTGTTAGTACCAGTGCCGGGAACGGGTGCAGCCGGTGCGGCCGCCGTGGGAGGCTTCCTGTCGTCCTTTACCGCAAGACAATTGGTGGCTAGATCAGTAGCAGCGGGAGCAGGAGATGTAACTGCTAATCTTGGTCTGGAAGCCGTTCAGACATACCGTGGTAATCAATACGAAGACCTTGGTGAAATACTCTCCGATGCTGGAACACAAGGCGCAGTGGTTGCAGCAGCGTCTCTGGGTCTTGGTCTGCCGTTCACGGCTATTGCTCCAGTGGCAGGCAAGATCAAAAACGTAGCAAAAGAGAACATAGACAACGTAACTACGAACCAAGGTATAGCGGTTACCGCTGAGTCTGCAAAACAGGCAAGGCAGGAAGCTGTTGACTTCCTCAGAGCGCAGGGCGTTCCTGAAAATGAAATACAAGACATTGTCCCATTGATCACATTGAAACACCAGCTTGGCGACTCTGGTAACCTGTTTGCCAAGTTTGCTATTGTCTCTGAAGGCGCTGGCGCAAAGAACTTGGCCGATAGTCTTCCGGCAAAGGGTCTGGAGTTTCTGGACAAGATCGACAGTTTCTTCAGGCAGGGACAGGCCGCTGGCAGAAACCCTGCGGAAATTGCAAAACAGCTTAGAGAAACCTTGACCCAAGCAGAGCTACAAACTGCTAAAAACATACAGAAGGAGATTGACACTGCCTATAAGCAGATGTCCAAAACATCTGTGCAGAGAGACAGGGCGGAAATAGGAGACTTGATAGAACTTCAGGCCAACAACCAGTTGCGCTACATGATGAAGAACTTTGACGAGTCTCCTGAGCTATATGCAAGCCCTGATCTAGACCTTGACAATCTGTACAAGACAACGGTAGACGGCGATCTTGTTGCAGACTTGATTAACAAATTGTCCGGGGAGTATTCTAGGGGTGCTGAGGACGTAATAGCTATTCTCAATAAGACCTCTAATGGTTTAGGAGATCGTCTTCAGAAAGTTATAGACATCGAGGACGGATTTGCCGTTGCGAAAAAGGCAGACGAAGCTATTAGTGAACTGGACGACCTGATAACAGAGATTGGTCTGGGGAAAGGTTTTGCAGCCGATCTAGCGGCCTATACTAATAGGTCCTCTAAGGAAGCCAAAGAAGAGATCGCGTCTGTGACTGCCAGAGACCTATACGAGCTTGATCGAGCTATCCGACAGAACATCTACAAAGGCAGGCTGGATCGTAACGGTATAAGAGAGGGCGTCATAGCTTCCAAAGAAATCTTGGACACCATGGACGAGATTGTAAGCCCTGACTTCTCTGCCACTTTCCGCCAAGTCAACGCTGACTATAAAAAGGCAATCGCACCGTTTGCCAAGGGTCTGGGCAAATTTGAAAACAGTACCGCCCAGACAGTTCCAGAGTATGTCAAAGACCTTGTTACCGGACGTAAGACGCAGGTGTTTGCTGAGCTTGTAGAAACCCTAGACGACATGCTGACTGGCATTGAAAAGGCTGGTGGCAAAGCTGCCAACGTTATGAGCGCAGACGAGGTCTTGGGGGAAGTTGCCACCCAGTACATGCGGTATCATAGAGACAGGTTTAATCTCACTAGGGCAAGCCTAGACACAGACGATATCCCTACGCTGCGTCAGAATGCCAGAGAAGCCCTCAAACAGATTGACGATCTGAAAAACAGAGAGACAACTCCCAGAGCTAAGAAGGCATTTAACAGGCTGTTTAACAACCAAGCGTTTACAGAGTACAGGAAAGCTCTAGAAAGCCTGTCTAAGGGCAATGTACGCGCAGCGGAAAAGCTCAAGATGCAGCTGAGCTACGAAGAGGCTGGTCAGTTTGTAGACAACATTGCCAAACTTGGTCGCAACCTGAGAGACGCTGATCTGGATACAGCTGTTGAGCAGTACCGGGCTATCAAGGCCATTGAGCCAAGAGGCACCGACTTTTATAACCTGATGCTCTACTCTGAGATTTTTGATCGCGTTAAGAAGATAGCGGGACAGAACCCCCAGACGAGAAACCAAGCTCTTAAAGCATGGGCCGACGATATCGTTGCTGCCAATAACGTATCTCCGGCTGCGCTGAAAGAGCTTCTGGGCAGCGGCAAGGAGGGGACCAAAGACCTGTACAAGCCGCTTATGCAGATGGCCAATGTGATACAGGGTGGCTTCAACCTTGATCCCACGGCTGGTGCTATCAGTGCAGCGGGACAGCCTCTGATGGGCATACGTGGTCTGATAAACTTCTCAGCTGGAGCAGCATTGAAACCAGTTGTGTTCATGGGGATGCTCAAGTCGTATGCCCCCGGTGGTCGCTCTTGGAAGGCTGTTAATGCTGCGATCAATGGTGGAGAGAGCATAGAGCAGGTGGCCAAAAACTCAAAACTGAACAAGAATGCTCAAGTTGCCTTGAAAGCTGCAAACGCAGGCGCAGCCAAGATACTGGCAGGGAGAGATGGTCTGTTCGCAGCGTCGGTAGCAGCGTACATGAACGAGGCTGACGAAAGGCTACCAAACGAAAACACGCCGGTAGTTCCTGTCAGACAGCGGACTGGGGCAGAGGCTGAGGCAGAGAGACAGGCTGAACAGCAGCAGCAACAGTCGGCTCTGTCTGCCGACACTGGTATAGCTGCAATACAGCAGATTGCCAGCATGTTACAGCCGCAGCAGATACAAGGTGTAGGCACCTCCGGTCTTGAAGAGGGTGCTCAGATAGCAAGGAGTGCGGCCTGATGGTAGATTTTTTCAAGGAGTTTAACCAAGCTGCCCAGAAACAAGGCGCTGCGCCTGTAGTAGACTACGCCAAAGAGCAGGCCATGAAAGGCGCTGCTGGTCTTGCTGCCATGGGCGCTGCTGCCGCTCTTGGTCCGGAGAACATAGAGGAAATCCGACAGACAGGCAGGGACATAGACGACAGGTTTGGTCCTGACATACGATTGATGCGCGATCAGCTGCCAGAGGGCATGTCTCTGTCCGCACAGCCCAACTACCTAGACCCAATGGCCACCACTGTAACACCTAGCGTAGACCTGTCCGCTATCAGTCCCTATCTGCAAGGCCAAGCGCAGGCAACCATGGGCCAAGGTGGGCTACTTGGTTACAACATTGACGCACAGGTGCCAATGGGTGACTTTACCGGCACACTGAACTATGGCCCACAAGGTGGTACAATGGGTGTCAACTATGCGCAAGATGGTTTCAGTGCTTCTGTTAATGCTCCTGTGCCTGAGCGAACCGCTAGCGTTAAAGGCTTGCTCGACAACATCACCGCAGGCTTCCGGTATACAAGCAGGTTCTAAGATGCAAGAGATTTTCAAAATGCTTGAGCAGATGCGCCGAGAGAACTACGGTGAGCCTATGCCCGCTAATCCTGCCGGTCTTCTTGGAGCGTCTCCTGCCCAAGCTGCGTCATCTTCTCCCGACCCGTTGCAGTCAATTATAAACAGGACTCTACAGGAAGAGGGAGGATTTCAAAATAGAAAAGATGATAGGGGTAATTTTATAAATGGCCGTCTTGTCGGAACTAAATACGGAATAACTCCAAAAGCATGGGCAGAACATACAGGAATGCCTGCCAAAGACATAACGGAAGATACAATCAAAGGCTTAAACCTAGACCAAGCTCAGGAGTTTTACAGGAGTAAGGCCCAAAAAGAATTTAAGTTAGACAGGTATCCCGAAAACCTCCGGCCTCAGATTTTCGACATTATGACTAATTTTGGGTACACTGGCGGAATGAAAGTTTTACAAAGAGCCGCTGGAGTAGAGAAGGACGGCAGGTACGGTCCTAAGACAGCAGAGGCAATTAAAAATTTGTCTAATTCTAAACTTGCACAAGCTAGGTGGGACAGTTATTCAAAAGAACTAAAGAAAAAAAATCCGGGATGGAAGACGAGAACATTTAGTTTTGCGGTAGATTAAAATGGAAGGCGGTATCGACATACGGCTGGTGGTCACCATTGCCGGTATCCTGTTCAGCGTGGCAGGAGCCAGTGCGGTGGCCAAGATGCAGATCAAGGACATCATTGAAAAGATGGCCGACATGGAGAAGCGTCTGCGCCAGATGGACTCACGTGGTGACAAGTTGGTCACAGCCACGGAGACACAGGAACAGAGAATCAGTGTATTGGCAAAGATGGCCAGCCCTGAGAACCTGCGCAGAGATCACATGCAATTAGCAGAACTTTTGACCACAGTCAAGCAACTTGAAAAATCTTATGACCGACTTTATTCCATGCACAATGGCAAACATCCGCCTGTATCAGACGTAAGAAAGGCAGACTGATGGGTATACCCTTTGAACTGATCACCATGCTAGGCTCTGGGCTGCTGTCCGGGGTAATGACACTGTGGAGCCAGAACCAGAAGGCCAAGCAGGACGCATTCAACAGGGCCATAGATGGTCTTGCTGCGCAGTCACAGGCCACGGACTTGGCCCGCAGGTACGAGAACAAAGGCTTCCAAGTTACCCGCAGGATCATTGCCCTGATGGCTGTGTTTGCTGTGATTGTCTGGCCAAAGGTGGTGGCAGTGTTCTGGCCTGAGATACCTGTCAACGTTGGCTACACTGAGTTTAATCCCGGTGCGCTGTTTGGTATTTTTGAGGGATCAGAAGAGATCAAGTGGCAGAGCCTGAAAGGCTTGGTCCTGACACCGCTGGATACACATTTGCTCAGCGCGATCATCGGGCTGTACTTTGGTGCTTCAATGGTAAAGAATGCGAGATAAAAATGTTTGGATATAACCCATATGGATATGGTCTGCTGTCTCAGATGCCCATGCAGCAGGCTCCGCAAATCGTTCAGCAACCGCTGCTGAGTGCTGCCCGTGGCATAGGATCGTCCTTGCCAGACTACGCTACGCAACAGCTTCCACAAAATACTCCGGTTCAGAGCACCCTTCTTGGGCCTATCTTTGCAGCGATGCCGCAAATTATGCAAAACTTGCCAGACCTTCCCAGAGGCGGGCTTCTTGGGCTAGCTATAAATGCTCTTAAAGATGAGATAGCAAGGAGGGGCTAACCGTTGGCCCCCCACGGGTGTATTACGGCACCACCCGATAGTCAGCTAAGTTCTATCTGCCTAGCCTTCTTTTCTTCCGGTACTTCCCGTACCAGTTTGATGCGCAGGATACCGTCGTTCAGACCAGCATCCTGTACATTTACATGCTCGCCCAATAGAAACAGCTTCTTGAACGGGCGGAACGCAATGCCTCCATATATAATCTCGGCATCCTTGTCTTCATGTTTGACACCGTTGGACGTAACAGACAGAATGTCTTCCTTTACGTGAACGGAAATGTCCTCCTTCTTAAATCCGGCAACGGCCATGGTGATCTCATAGCTGTCTTCCCCCAGCTTTACAACGCTGTGCGGTGGGAAGTTCTGGTTGCCTGACATTACTTCTGCAACCTTGTGCATATTGTCAAACAGGCGCTCAAATCCAAGAGCAGAGTCCGATATGGACGGGAACATAATAGTCATTTGTTTCTCCCAATTGGCAAGAATTAGAGGCCCAGGATTGGCACCTCAAAAAAAGTATACCACAAAACCATAGGTTTGTCTACCTAAATGGTGGACCCCATGCCCAGCCGGTCAGGCTATATCGCACACCTTTGATAACAGGCTGTACCCTGTGGTAGTAGTAAGACGGGAAGATCACGATCTTGCCTGCTCTTCTCAAGGCAGGCTCAGGGATCACGCGCTTCCTGTACGGAGCACTGGGAGACCCCCAGCTGAACTGAAAGTCTCCCCCTTCGTAGTCTTCATTGAGCACAACGTTGAACGTCAGCTTGCGGCATTTGTTCCCCGGCTGCACATCGTGGTGCCACCCGTACCTCTCCTGCATAGTGTACTTGCTCAGCTGTAGGTTCTCTAGCTCGGTCAGGTCAAACAGCCAACCCATCTCAAAGTTGGCCGTCTGAACCCAATCAAAGACAATCGACCTGAACTTCTCGTCTTCCAAGGCATAGATGGAATTGTTTCTGATCTGTGTCTTTGTCTGACCGTCTAGCACCTGTGCCTCCTGCTCTTCGAAGTTCTGGCTCAGCTGCATAACAGCTTTGCAGAACTCCTCCGGCATGTCAGGCACTGAGCCACCAGAGTAGTAGATGTCACCGTACATTCTTACCAGCTTCCCTGATCTGGTCTAGTGTACGCCCACAGCCTGTGCAGTAGGTCTTTGTCTGATCCAGCTTGCACTGCTTCTTACACACCGCAACTTCCTCCATGTCCGGTGATGTCACAGATGTCGTGGGTTTCAATTGACTCTTCAAACTCTTCTCCAAGTTTATCGGCAGCTTCAGTGTAAGGCACACTGCTAAGAGGCTGTCCCCCTCTGCATCCGTCCGGATACACGGTGAAACCACGCAGCCTGTGAGCATAGCTGGCAAGAGCATCGGCAAAATCATCGACCGTATCTTCATTGTTCAGCTTGCTCCCCCACTGGGGCAGATTGATCGTGCTACTGATAGACATATCTACGTAGTCTTGGACATCTGCTTGAAACTTCAACCTGCGCCGGTAGTCCTCGGCCAAGTCCAGTGCGGACTCGATGTTGTCAGGCTTGACACCGTACAGGTCAATGATCTCTTGCGCTGCGCTGTCTACAACGTACTGGTAGTGCCACTTGTTTCCGCCCTTCAAATATCTGCGCTTGTACGCCACGGCAAAGATAGGCTCCACACCAGTGCTAGTGCCAGCAAGAATGCCAATGCTGCCAGTAGGGGCAATAGCCCGATTAGCAACAGGACGACTAATTGAAAGCAGGTCAGCCATTGTACGGCTAGTGTCGTCGCTGATGCCTTGATAGACAGCCAGCCACTTATGAAGCTCGTCGGTAACTTCATACTTACTTCCCTTTTTGATCAGCCATTCGTGCATACCCATCAGGCCAAGGCCCAGCCTGCGGTTCTTTTCGCGCGTCTTATAGACAGCCTCATAGGGCAGCTTGGCTTTCAACGTGCCGCAGATCAGGAACTTGGTTGCCAACTCTACGATCTGACTGAACTCTTTCAGATCGTCAACGCGACCAAGGTTGATACTACCAAGATTGCACACGTCACTGTCGTCAGCACTTGTGACCTCTGTGCAGGCGTTACGTAGGGTCTCGTTCTCCTTGTCGAAGAAGTTGAAACTGAATCCCGGCTCAGCTGTTCTAAGAGCTTGACGTACATTAGTCCTAAAGACATCCCCAACTTCTCCGGTCTTCCAGTAGTTCAACAGCCACTCTGTGTCATAGTTGACACTGATCTTAGTCATGTCCAGCGGTGCATGGAAGTTAAAGTCCTGCTCCTTGACTTGACCAACACTGAACCCAGTTGATCCTACCGGCATGTCGTACCAGTTCTTGCTGGCCAAGAACGTCTCCACGTCCCTGTGCTTCCAGTTCAGGCTGGCATAGATGGCAGACCTGCGGCTCCCTCCCTGCATGACCCTGCGTCCGATCTCGTTGATCATCTGCATCTTGGGGATAGGACCACTGGCCAGCCCACCCGTCTTGCTCAGACCAGAACCCTCCGGACGATACACCGAGTAGTCAATACCGATACCACCGCCCGTCATCAGACAGGACTCGGACTTCCAGCTAAGGTTTGCCCAGTCCTCCCGACTGTCCTCCTCTGCCCGGAGCAGGTAGCAGTTGTTAAAGAACTTGTTTGGTCTCCCAGCATAGTACAGGTAGCGACCACCGGGGATAAACTTCAAGTCCCGGATGATCTCTGTCAGTGCTTCCACCTCGTCGTCTTTCAGCACCCCCTTGCAGACATCCTCTGCCAGCGTCTTGGCCAAGTCGGACCACGTGTAGCAGCTTTGGTGTGCGTACTTCTGTTTGAAGATGTCCTCGCTGAACTTGCTACGGAACATCGGATTTTCATTGCTCTTAAAAGTCATTGCAGTCCACCGGCCTCAAGTTGAATTTATCTAGGTTGTCTTCTACGTACTCACGGAAGAAGTCTAACAGTGTGAGCGAGTCAATGTCAAGCAAGTCAATGATCTGCTCACAGCTGTACGCATCCGCTATGTCTCTCAGCTGTTCTTCAGAAAGTATGGCCACTGGCATTCTCCCCCGGCTCCACAAGGAACACCGGGCGTCCAGACCTGAACTTGGTCTCAAACTTCTCCCAGCACGTGTGCTTGTGAGAACAATATGAACAATTGACGCCCAGCTTCTTGCCTCCGCTAGGTCGGTCATGTACCGGCTCAAAAGCCCGCTCAGGCGGTTCTGGCTGCGATACGGCCTTCTTGATCTCTGCGATCTTCATCTCCGTGTTCTCCAGCTGGGAGTGCGTATACGTGGCAAGCTCTCCGCTGGACTTGTCAAAGGCCAAGAACGTACCACGGGTCTTGCCTAGTGCGTTACCATAGCCGCTGATCTGGCTGATATACCCAAAGGCATCGTCATCGGGCAGTGTACCGTTCTTGAACTTCTTCATGCTGTACGACGAGGCGGACTTGATATCGACCAACTCGTCGTCTATGAAGCAGTCGATATGCCCCTTGATCCCATCGACCTCGATCTCTGCTTGCTGGTTCGAGACATGATGACCAGCTTCTTTAGCAAGGTAGATCAACAGTGCCTCAACGATGTCACCGATCATGAACTTCAACCGGGTCTGTGGGCTGAAGTCTTCTGCTTGATCGTCGCCGTTGATGTCGTACCACAGAGAGCGAGAACACGGCTTGCCAATGTTAGACATCCGCAGCCTTGGCTTGGACTCTGCCGTCCCCATCCACAGTTGTCTCCGCACTGCGTCCATCACCGTGCTGCCTAGGGCGAACAACGCCTCTTGGTCTGGATTCTTGGTTCCTTGGTCTACCAGCTGATAGATGTCATCTACCAGTGTGTCAATTGTCTTCGTCATATTTCACCTTTACAATGTTTTTGTGACGCTTTGCTTTTCCGTTCTTAACCTTACTGAGTTCAGATTGATTGTACCCATGACACTCAGCGAACTCTCTCATGGACATGTCCGTGACCCTGTGTTGAACACCGTTGTCATAAGTGATGGTAAACGGTCCTAGGTACTTTGGGTTGTTGATGCCCCGCAGCTTGTCCCTGAACTCTTCGCCATAACTCTTGACTGGTCTGAAGAAACGCTTGCCACCGATGTTCTTGTTATAGAAGTTATCGTCTTCAAGAACATTCAGATCGACCTGCATCTTCATCTCGTTGTAGTACAGGTCACGCTTGTTTCTACATAACAACAAAATTGCAAAGGTGAACTGCTTCTTTCCAAGTTTGGCTATCAATGGTGCCAACTCCTTGGAACTTGAGCTATAGTACCTCCAGTTGCTCTCCGTTGTACGCTTTCCCCGACTGGTTCTGTATAGGTGCTTGCATCCTATGTAGCTTTTGCCTGACTCCTTGTGGGTGATGCGGTAGACAAATCCAAAATGGTCTCCCGGATTGAACTCGCCTACCGCATCTATGTCCCAATGTCCGTACTTAGAACGGGACATCGTCGTTCAGATCATCCTTCTTGGTATCTTTACCGAAAGACTGATCGCTGTTGTCTCCCACGTACTCAATGGGATCAGTGATCTTCACAGCGTTCAGGAACGTGGTAACGCCCGTGCCGTACTTATTGTTGTACGGCTTCTGGCTCACGCGCACAGCTGCTTTTGATCCGTTAGACAACATCCGTGGGCCTGTGTAGTCCTTGCCGTCAGCATCGAACAGCTTAGGCTCATAGTTGCTCTTCAGCTGGACATAGGGCAGGCCATCCATCTTGCCCTCCTCCTGCTTGACGTTCAAGCCTAGCTTACGGGCTTGGGCAAGCTGGTCTCCCTCCAAGGCCAAGGCAACCGAGTAGCGGTCGAACTTGTCTTTCACGTCGAACAGATAGGGGAAGTACATGATTCCTTCGAGGTAGTGTTGTGCATTAGCAGGCATTAATGTATCTCGCTCCAGTTGTTTCCGATTTGTACGTCGCAGTCTAGCTGGCAACGTAGTTTGTACGCCTTGTTGACCTGACGTATAGATAGTATAACACAATCTCTGGCAAGGTCAACATCTTTAGCATCACTTTCTATAACTAATTCGTCATGCACCATGGCTACGATCTTGGCATCTGCTTGTCTCCTTCTCAGGTGATAATCAACGTACATAAACCACTTCTTCATCAGGACGGCGCTAGAGCCTTGGATCAGGGTGTTCAGGCTGGCGTGTCCTGATCTGACCCTGAGAACTCTGCCGTCTAGTCCTTTCAGCTTGCCGACTGATTCTCCCTTGTGTATGACCGCTTCGCTCAGCCTCTTATATGCTGGCATGTTTGCCATAAATCGCGCCCTAAGTTGAGCACCATCTTTGGCAGAGCCGTTGACCACCGCTCCGATCTTTGCGTCTCCTGCTCCATAGAGAAGCGCATAGATGAACGTCTTAGCTTGGTCTCTAGTCTCCAGACCAGCCATCTGTTGGTTAGCAGTATGTACATCGCCCTCAAGTATTTCACGTGTGAACCTCTCATCATCCATATAGTGTGCCAGCACCCGTAGCTCTAGGCCAGCTGCGTCTGTGTCTAGCAGCTTCCTGCCCTGCGGGGCTTCGAACAACTCTCTACAATCTTTGCCATACTCCACGCGCACAGCTGGAACCTGTTGCAGGTTGGGACTGACGCAACTCATACGGTTAGTGATAGCCCCTAGTGTGCGATACCTGCAATGCACCCTAGACTCCGCTGAGCAGGCTTCGATCCATGCCTTGACCAGTGCAGACCGCTTCTGTAGCAGAAAGTATCTGGCCAGCTTCTGTGCCACGGGCAGACTGCACTTGGATAGTGTCTTCTCGTCTACCTTTGCCCTGCCGCTGGGCGTTAGCTCCGTGGGTTTCCAACCTAGCTCGATCAGGCGCTCTGCGATCTGCTGTCTGCTTGCCGGGTTGAACTCCGTGACCTTGTCCTTCAGACGCTTGCCCGTCTTCTCCGAGTATCTCTCCTGTACAATCGGTGGGAACATGCTGACGCACTCGGCTGCGATCCGGTCCTGTTCAAGCGCCAGCCTGTTATAAAGCTCAACGGCCTTGTGCTTGTTCAGACCAAAACCATTGCCGCTCACCCGGTCAGCAACGATGCGCATCCTGTGCTCGTCCCTGATCGACTGTTCGCTGAACTCGTCCTCCATCTCTGCCCATAGTGTCCAATGCAGGTGCATACATACCTTCACGTCTTGGATGCAGTAGTCTCGCATCTCATCCGTGTACCTGCTAAAGTCCCCACTGAACTCGGCCTTGTGTTTGCCTAGGCGTTTGCCCCATGCGTCAAGGCTGTGCCCTCCCTCCCGTGACGGGTTCTCCATCATGGACAGGACCAGTGTGTCCACCATCTGGTCGAACTTCAGCCGGACACCCCATAGCTTGGCCAGCACAGGGAAGTCAAAGCTCAGCCCGTTGTGCGCAACCACCTCTTGGAACTTATCAAGATAGTCCTGTAGACCGTCGGCCTGTGTCCAGACCCTGATGCCAACATCCGAGTCAAAGGTGACCACGCAGTGTATCACACTGGCATCAAGGCTGTCGGTCTCTATGTCTAGGTAGCAGGCTCTCACAGGTACTTCCAGCTGACAGGAAACTCTGTGGCACACGTTTCTGATATCTTCAATGCTACCTCTCTGGTCTCTTGCTGGGCGTCTGGTGCCAGCCTGAGCTTGCAGACCCGGCTGAAGGCGTACAGGCTACCAGTCCAGTACCACTCGGTATACATGGACTGCGGCAGCACGGCACGTGCCTGCTCAGGACAGACGCCAAGCTCTATCATGTTGTCATACGTGGTCACAGCGGTGCGCACGGCTTCGTCGTACATCTTGCTGACCAGCTTAGGGCTTTGCACGGCTTGATCCGTTGATCCCTGCTTCTTGTCGTCAGCTGCCTTGCGCCATTTGTCCGGGCTGTAACAGCTGGGCTGCTCACTGACATACCTGCGGCTGACCTCGTTCCAGACCAGACCAACTTGGTGCTTGGCCAGCTGTCTGGCAACGAACACAGGCGCTTTGATATGGAACTGCAAACTGGTGTGGGCAAAGGGGGACCAGTGCTGATGGTCTGCCAAGTACTTGATCAGCCGTTCGTCTCCCGGCTCCATCTGTAGGTGTACCTTGCTGAAGCTCACGCGAGCAGCATTGACCACGCTCAGGTCGCTGCCCATCTTGTCTATCAATCCTACCTGTATCATCCTTGTCCTCGCTGCTTTTTCTTCATGCCATAGAAGGGCGAACGCTTGCCTATCTTTTTCTTATGGTTGAACGGCCTAGGCTTGCGACGACGTTTGACCTTGGTCCTTGGGGTGTAGTTGTTCTCTGCTCTCTTGGCCATCAAAACTCATCCTGTTGGTGCGTTACATTTAGTCTACCAGATGTCTTGTCATAGAACAAGCGGTCACATGCTCCCACGTCTCCGGTGTACCTGCACTTCAGAACCCGCAGCGTCGTGGTGTTGCATTCTACCACATCGTCGCTCTGGGTGTTACGCTCTAGGCTGATCACCGTGTCACTGATCTGGGCGATGCCATGGCTACCACGCAGGTGACCAAGGTTGACCTCCACGCCTTCTTCGTGAGACCTGTCGCTGCCTAACCTGCGCAGGTGTGTAACCAAATGGATCGAACATCCTGTCTCCTCTGTGACCTGTCTGAGCAGTGTCATGGTACGGTCTATGGCCTTGCGCTCGTCCGTGATCTCCAGACCACTGACCAAGATGCTCAGGTGGTCTATGAAGATGGTAGAGCAGTCTAGGCCTTGCACCATGTACCGCACCCGGTCTAGCAGGTCGTCCATCTCTAGGCTACCAAAATGGTCGTAGATGAACACCCTGCCAGTACCCAGAGTACAGTCAAAGTATTCTCTGATCTGTTCTTTAGAATACTTACTGAATACTTCGTTCAGATGCAGTCTATCACTTGCTTCTACCGCCAAGATACCACGCCGTGTGCGGTCCACCGACTCTTCCAAGGCAATGATCCCGATGTTTTCATCGGTGTTCTTCAGCAGGTAGTGCTGTAGCTCGCGCAGGATACTGCTCTTGCCCACGCCTGTACCAGCTGCCCATGTGACGATCTCCCTGCTCCGGGTTCCCAGCGTCTTGGACTGTAGCTGTGGCCAAGGGAAGTCAACGCTGGCCAAGTTCTGCTCAGACCACAGCCCGTCGAAATCGGTAGCTGCGTTCTTGATCCCTGCCGGGGTGTAGCAGCTGGCGTTCTTCAGGCTGGCCAAGAACAGGTCTTCCTTGTCCTGTCCGCTGTACTCGCAGGCGTCCTTCAGGTCTAGGCTGACAATAAACGCCTTACCCGGCCTGAGCAGTTTGGCGCACTGCTCCGCTGACTCCTGCGCCCTAGGCTCGTTGTCAAAGCAGATGAACACCCGGTTGAACGTCTCCAGTAGCTCTAGGTTGTTCTTAAAGTCCCTAGCTGCGCTGGCTTGGCCGCTCTTGATGCTCAGGGCGTTGACAATGGGCTGACCCCGTCTGGTTATGGTCTGGGCGTTGTTAGGTATCCCGTTGGCCATCTGGAACGCTGCCAGTGCGTCTGCCTCGCCCTCTGTTACGATAATAGTCTTGGACTTCTGGCCAACTGTCTTGTTCAGTGTGTGCGTCCCAAATAGCGTGCAATTTTTGAAGTCTCCATCTGTGCTGAATTGTTTACCCTTGTGCCTGATCTTCTTGGCTACCGCCAGACCGTCTTGGTCATGGTAGGGGAAGACCACGGCCATGTCGTTTGCAGTTACGTTGTAGTAGTCTGTAACTGCTTGGCTGATCTTGCGATCTGCCCATGGTTTGTCAGGTCCAGTGTCCTTTGGAACGTATTCTACCACGTTGTCTACCTCCTGATCTCTGGTGACCTGCTCACAGCTGAAGCAGTAGGTATGCCCATCGTCGTACATGGTCAGGGCATCGCTGCTTCCGCAGTCTGGACAAGGCTGGTGCGTCTTGACCGCCTTGGAACCTTCGTGTTCTTCTAAGATCAATGTACGCTCTCCTCTTCTAACTCTATCTCGTACTCTGGTGACTG